GAAGGTAATTCTAAAATGATGGAACCAGGTAAAGATTATTCTTTTCCGGGTAATACTGTATTAGAATTTAAACTTGGAACAAAAAACAAAAGTAAAATATACAATAAAATATTTAAAAAATAACTATGGGACAATATGGTAATCAACCAGATTTTGGAACAAGAGCGGCAACGGTAATACCAACTGGCCAAGCTGGAACAAATGACACAATTATTAATTTAAATTCTGCGGCTTTATATATAGGTACGGGAGGTACATTAGTATGCAGTGTTATTGGCGGAAATAGTCATTATGGAGGAAGTCCTCAAAATTGGGATTCAACTGTATTTAAAAATATTCCAGACGGCACTTTTTTCCCAGTTATAGTTAATCATGTATTTTCATCTGATTATGATGATACCGAAACAACTTGTAGTAATATAATAGCTTTATATTAATGGGATGGGGTAATGGCATAAGTATTGGTTGGCCTAATGCAAGCGCATATGTTGCATTACAAGAATCTTATAACATATATAGTTGTGCAGTAGGAGACACATTAGTAACTAACCCTTATCCTATTGGAAGTTTTCAACCAGGTTATAGAATACAAATTGACGAAGGTTTATATGGATATGTAGATTCAATAACTACATCAACACAAGGGGGATATTCAATAGCAAATTTTCCTATAGGATATGTTGCCAATCAATGCAACGATGCCGATGTTGAATTATCTTGGAATATTGATGATGGAGATCCTGGAACTTTTACTTGTTATTTATATGCCCAAAAAATTGGTGGAGAAGCAAACATTAATGCTAATTCAAATCCATTGAGTGTATATATTTATTACAATATAATTTTAGAAAATGCAGGGGGTTCCACTATATTCAGAGAAGGAACAGTTGTTGTTACAGCCGAATCATATTCTATAAATAATACTTATGATTATATTGGTGAAGCACAAGCTTTTACAGCGCCAAATGGATATTATATAATTAATTCTGATTCACAAATAGTTAGTCTTTTTGTAGCTAATAATTACAATTCTTTTAATTATAACGGAGGAGATATAGATAATAGATGGGTTACAAATTATGGTAATGTTTGGACTTTTTATGGCAACGGTATTGGTTAAAAAAATAAAATAAAATAATATGACAACAGAAGAAATTGCAGGAAAATTAGCGTTCTTTCATGAGCAAATCCATTTAATACATTGGCAAACAAGAAGTTTTGCAGAACATACGGCTTTAGGAAAGTTTTATGAATTTTTGCAGGATTTTAAAGACGATGTAGTAGAAAAATTAATGGGTTATACAGGAAAAAGAATTCAATCATTAAAGATTGAGGCTATTGATCCTAAAGCAGACGCAATGACAATTGCAGATCAAGTAATGAAATTCTCAAAAGATTTAGAATCTTATGGTGATACCGCAAAATTTGGGGACATATCTAATTTAGCACAATCATTATCTGGTGAAACAGCAAAATTAAAGTACTTATTGACATTATCATAAGTGGAATAGCAGGTGGGAGGTAAGGTATCTCACGGGTCTCATAAGCCCGCTTAAATCGGTTCGACTCCGATACGTTGCTACTAATTATTAACAATTAAATTAAATCAAAATGGAAGTAGTAAAACAAATTACAAAAGAACAATTAGAAAAAATTGTAACTCAACAAAAAGATTTACAAACTTTATTAACTAATATTGGTGTATTAGAATCCCAAAAGCACGGCTTTTTACATCAATTAGGAGAAGTGAATAAAGCAATCGAAGACTTTAAAGGAGAATTAGAAACAGAATATGGAGCTATCAATATTAATATAGAGGATGGATCATATACTGAAATGGAAAAGTCAACTGAGGAATAATGAGTTCAGTAATTCGCAAAATAAGCATTGGATCTGATTATAAAACAGATGCCATGCACTATTCATTGAATCAAAATGTATATGGAGGTCATGAGATTTCACATATACTTTTTGATGAAGAAGATCACTCATATAATATATATATTAAAAAAGAAGACGAAGTAATGCCATGGAAAAAGTTTAACTCTAATATGGCTATATCAGTCGAATACGATTTAGAATATTAAAGTGACTGGAGTATTTGATTTCATAGTTAAACCTGTGGGGTCTAGGTATGAAAATAGTATTGATATTGATGGTAAAGAATTAATAGTAAATACTAAGATAGAAAGTTTTAAATCTGTTAATAATATAGCTGAGGTAGTTTCAATACCATTGGCATATAAAACAGATATAAAAATTGGTGATACCGTAATCATACATCATAATGTCTTTAGAAGATTTTATGATATGAAGGGTAAACAAAAAAATAGTAGATCTTATTTCAAAGAAGATTTATATTTCTGTAGTGCAGATCAAATCTACTTGTATAAAACAAATAACGAATGGAAATCATTTGGTGATAGATGTTTTATTAAACCATTAAAAAATATAGACCATTTAAAGCTTGATAAAGAGCGTAAACTTATTGGTATATTAAAATATGGAAATGACTCTTTAAAAGAGCTTAAAATCAATCCTGGAGACTTAGTGGGTTATACTCCTTTTGGAGAATTTGAATTCATTATAGAAGGCCAGAGATTATATTGTATGAAATCTAATGATATTGTAATTAAATATGAATATAAAGGAGACGAAACAGGCTATAATCCGAAGTGGGCACAAAGCGGTATTGGAACTAATTAAAGTTGCCGAAGAAGCTATCCTAGATAATGGAGAAGATGATTTAGCAGCCGATAAATTAAAAAATGCAGCAGCCACAAAAAAACTAGCTATATTTGATGCTTTTGAAATCCTTAATAGGATTGAGGAAGAAGAAAGAATGTTAGAGGAAAGCGAAAAAGAACCTACAGCAAAAACGTTTAAAGGTTTCGCGGAAGGGAGATCAAGATAATGTACGAGAATACTTTATTTAGAACTTTACCGGATTATATTAAACCAAGTGTTTTAAAGAAAGAGAATAGACTTAAAACATGGAAATACGGTTACAATAAACAACATGATATGGTTGTTATTAGTAAGACTGGGAAGATTGGTGAAATATATGAAATACAAAATCTAAAAATTGCTTTACCTTTATTAGAAAATTCATATCAAAGAAATACAAAAAAAGAATTACAATATTGGGAACAATTAGAATTTCCAAAAGAACTAAGTAGAATAAAAAATGTATTTGATTGGAACAAATATCCTGATACATTTAAAGAGCAATGGTTCGATTATATTGATGAGGAATTTAGAAGAAGAGATGAAGGATTTTCATTTTATAGTAATGGAATTCCGACATATATAACAGGCACACATTATATGTACTTGCAATGGAGCAAGATAGATGTTGGAGCACCTGACTTTAGAGAATCAAATAGATTATTTTTTATATTTTGGGAGGCTTGTAAAGCGGATTATAGATGTTACGGAATGTCCTATTTAAAGAATAGACGTTCTGGATTTTCATTCATGTCTTCCGCCGAACTAGTTAATCAAGCAACAATATCAAGTGACTCAAGATTTGGTATATTATCTAAATCAGGGGCAGATGCTAAAACAATGTTTACTGATAAAGTTGTACCAATATCAATTAACTATCCTTTCTTTTTTAAACCTATCCAAGATGGTATGGATAGACCTAAAACAGAGTTGGCATATAGAGTGCCTGCTTCTAAGTTTACAAGGAAGAAATTGGATAATAATGAAAACCCTGAGGAACTTGATGGTCTTGATACGACAATTGACTGGAAAAATACAGGGGATAACTCTTATGATGGGGAGAAATTAAAACTTCTTGTACATGACGAAAGTGGTAAATGGCTTAAGCCTGATAATATTTTAAATAACTGGCGTGTTACAAAAACTTGTTTAAGATTAGGTAGCCGTATTATTGGTAAGTGTATGATGGGATCAACATCAAATGCTTTAGATAAGGGAGGAGAAAACTTTAAAAAACTTTATTACAATTCAGATGTCACGAAAAGAAACGCCAATGGACAGACTAGTTCAGGATTATATAGTTTGTTCATACCTATGGAATGGTCCTACGAGGGATTCATTGATACTTATGGCTTACCTGTCTTCCACACTCCGGAAAGACCCGTTAAAGGAATCGACGGAAACGAAATTGAAATAGGTGTAATAGAGCATTGGCAGAATGAAGTTGATGGTTTAAAGTCAGATTCAGATGGACTAAACGAATACTACCGACAATTTCCAAGAACAGAACAACACGCATTTAGAGATGAAACAAAACAATCATTGTTTAATCTTACAAAAATATACGAACAAATTGATTATAATGCAGATCTACGTTATTCAACGGTTTTAACGCGTGGCAACTTCCAATGGGATAATGGTGTATTAGATACAAGAGTAAGTTTTTATCCAAATAAAGATGGTAGATTCTTAATTTCTTGGGTACCACCTAAACATATGCAAAACCGCGTAATAATAAAGGATGGGTACAAATATCCGGGTAATGAGCACTGTGGTGCATTTGGTTGTGATAGTTATGATATATCAGGAACAGTTGACAATAGAGGATCTAATGGTGCTCTTCATGGATTAACAAAGTTTTCAATGGAAGATGTACCGGCAAATCATTTCTTTTTAGAATACATTGCAAGACCTCAAACAGCTGAGATATTTTTTGAAGAAGTTTTAATGGCTTGTGTATTTTATGGTATGCCAATACTTGCAGAGAATAACAAAGCAAGATTATTATACCATTTCAAGAGAAGAGGTTATAGAGGATTCTCAATGAATAGACCAGATAAAATATGGAATAAATTATCACCAGCTGAAAAAGAAATTGGCGGGATACCAAACTCAGGGCAAGATATTATACAAGCACACGCGGCCGCAATTGAAACCTACATAGAACATCACGTAGGAGATTTAGGGGATTCTCATGGAGATATGTATTTCCAAAAGACTTTAGAAGATTGGGCAAGGTTCAATATTAATGATAGAACAAAGCATGATGCTTCGATAAGTTCAGGATTAGCTATAATGGCATGTAACAAACACATGTATACACCAACTAGCAACTTCCAAAAGGATAAAGTTCCTTTAAACTTTAAAAGATATAATAATGAAGGTTATAGTTCAAAAATAATATAATAGATGATTTATACAAACAATAATAGTTCTTTCCCTAGTCAGGTAGTACCGGATGAAGAAAAACAAAGTTATGAATACGGAGCTTTAGTCGGCAGAGCTATTGAAAACGAATGGTTTCGTGGAGATAGAGTTGGTGGAGGTGTAGGTAATAGATGGGGATCAAACTGGCAAAACTTTCATAACTTGCGTCTTTATGCAAGAGGTGAACAATCAGTGCAAAAGTATAAAGATGAATTATCTATTAACGGTGATTTATCATATCTTAATTTAGATTGGAAGCCTATTCCTATTATACCTAAGTTTGTAGACATTGTTGTCAATGGTATATCAAGTAAGAACTATGAGATCAAAGCTTATGCGGAAGATCCAGAGGCTGTTCAAACTAAAACAAAATATGCTGAAAGTATTATAAGAGATATGATGGCAAAAGATTTATTAGATAGTATCCAATCTAAATTGGGTGTTAATCTATATAATAGTCCAAACCCTGCAGATCTACCTGAAACAAAAGAAGAATTAGAAATTAAATTGCAATTAGATTACAAACAGTCGATTGAAGTTGCAGAAGAAGAAGTAATAAATCAAATATTAGATCGCAATAGATATACTTTAATTAATAGAAGAATCAATTATGATTTGACTGTATTAGGTATTGGAGCAGCTAAAACAAATTGGAATGAAGCTAACGGCGTAGTTCTTGAGTATGTTGATCCTGCTAACTTAGTTTATTCTTATACAGAGGATCCAAACTTTGAAGATATATATTATGTAGGGGAAGTTAAATCTGTAGCCTTAGAAGAGCTTAAGAAAGAATTCCCTTATTTAACTGATGCTGATCTAAAAGAAATAGAAAAGTTCCCAGGTAACGCAAATTATACACGCAATTATTATGGAGCTGATACAAATGATAATACTGTACAAATATTATATTTTGAATATAAAACATATTCTAATCAGGTTTTTAAAATTAAACAAACCGAAAATGGATTAGAAAAAGCACTTGAAAAACCAGATACATTTAATCCTCCAGCAAATGATAATTTTGAAAGAGTATCAAGATCAATAGAGGTATTGTATTCAGGTGCAAAAATATTAGGATTAGAAAAAATGCTTAAATGGGAACTAGCTGAAAATATGACTAGACCATTTGCAGATACTACAAGAGTAGAAATGAATTATACCATTTGTGCTCCTAGAATGTATAAAGGAAGAATAGAATCATTAGTAAGCCGTATAACAGGGTTTGCGGATATGATTCAATTAACGCATTTAAAACTGCAACAGGTATTATCAAGAATGGTGCCAGATGGAGTATTTGTGGATGTTGATGGATTAGCCGAAGTTGATTTAGGCAATGGCACAAACTACAATGCTGCAGAAGCATTAAATATGTATTTCCAAACAGGTAGTATTGTTGGTAGATCAATGTCACAAGATGGCGGCCAGAACCCGGGCAAGGTGCCAATTCAAGAGTTGCAAACATCATCAGGTAATGCTAAGATACAATCGTTAATTTCTACTTATCAGTATTACTTACAAATGATACGTGATGTAACCGGATTGAATGAAGCAAGAGACGGCAGTATGCCAGACAGAGATGCTTTGGTTGGATTGCAAAAAATGGCAGCAGCAAGTTCAAATACTGCAACACGTCATATATTACAATCAAGTTTATTTTTAACATTAAGATTATGTGAGAATATTGCTTTAAGAATTAAAGATTCGTTACAATACCCATTAACCCGTAAAGCACTTATTGAAAGTATATCAGTTGTTAATGTTGAAACATTAAAAGAAATAGAGAATTTAAATTTACATGACTTTGGTATATTCCTGGAATTAGAACCAGAAGAAGAAGATAAAGCACAATTTGAACAAAATATTCAAGTTGCTTTACAATCAGGTGGAATTGATTTAGAAGATGTAATTGATCTAAGACAAATTAAAAATTTAAAACTTGCTAATCAATCTTTAAAATACAAAAGAAAGAAAAAGTTAGAAAGAGATCAAGCAAATCAACAAGCAAATATTGCGGCGCAAGGTCAAGCAAATGCACAAGCATCAGAAGCGGCGGCATTAGCGGAAGTACAAAAGCAACAAGCATTAGCACAAACAGAAATTCAAATATTGCAATCTAAATCTCAACTTGAAATACAAAGAATGCAACAGGAGTTAATGATTGAAAAACAAAAGATGGCGCAGAAGTTTGAATATGATATGCAACTTGCTCAAGTACAGTTAGGCGTTGTACAACAGAAACAAGCACAAGCAGAAGATCGTAAAGATCAAAGAACAAAGATACAAGCCACTCAACAATCAGAATTAATAGACCAAAGAAAAAATAATTCATTACCAAAAGATTTTGAAAGTAGTGATACGGGATTTGACTTATCACAGTTTAATCCGCAATAAGAATACATTAACCAATTTTATATTATCATATTATGTCAGAACAAGTAAAACAAGAGGGTGACTTCAAATTACAAAAGAAAAGAACCCCAATGAAAAAGTTAAATAAACCTAACGAAATTTCAAAAGTAGATTTAAGAATAAACAAAACACCAGAAGATGCCGTTCAAATCGAAAACACAGATGAAAGCCTGTTGGGCAGCAAACAACCCGAATTGGGATTGCAAGAAGTGGAGCAAAGAAACGAAGAACATCAAACAGTTACCGTTCAAACTCCAACCCAAGAAGAAGTAGTAACAGTAATACAGGAGATTACTCAGGAAGAAGTTGATACTACAGCGGCAACGCTTGTTGAAGAAGCGAATAAAGCGTTAGAGGTACAAGAGAACACAGGTAAACCATTGCCCGAAAATATTAATAAACTTGTTGCTTTTATGGAAGAAACAGGCGGGTCTGTTGAGGACTATGTAAGATTGAATCATGATTACTCTAATGTTAATAATGAAACTTTATTAAAAGAGTATTATAAAAAGTCTAGACCACATTTAGATTCTGAAGAGATTGATTTCTTAATGGAAGATGAATTTAGTTACGATGAAGATTTAGATGATGAGCGAGACATCAGAAAAAAGAAACTCGCATTTAAAGAAGAAGTTGCAAAAGCCAGAACCTTTTTAGAAGATCTTAAAGGAAAATATTACGACGAAATCAAGTTGAAACCGAGCGTATCCAAAGATCAACAAAAAGCATTGGACTTTTTTAACCGATATAACGAAGAACAGGCAAACGCAGAAACATTACATTCAAAGTTCAAGAATGAAACTAAAGGTTTCTTCTCCCAAGAATTCAAAGGTTTTGATTTTAAATTAGGAGAGAAAAATTTTAGATATGGTATTCAGAACACGGAAACAGTGGCCGATAAACAATCAAACATAAACAACCTGATCAAGAAGTTCTTGAATGATAAAGGTGAAGTTACGGACATGAAAGGTTATCATAAAGCTATGTATGCTGCCGAGAATGCGGACACTATCGCAAATCATTTTTATGAGCAGGGTAAAGCCGATGCAATTAAAGATATTGTTGCAAAGTCCAATAACATATCTACAACCCCAAGACAAACGTCTACAGGTGAAATATTTGTTAATGGATTTAAAGTTAAAGCAATCAATGGCGTTGATTCTTCAAAACTGAAAATAAAAAGCAAATTTAACAATTAAAATTAAACAATTATGGCAAATGTAACGCCTACGTTCGGAAGTATTACTCCGTCCCAGAAGCAACAAGCTTTAAACACAAACTATTTGAATTTCACGGATCCAACTAATCCTGATTTTTCATCTTTCGCACAACAATATTTACCTGAAATCTACGAAGCAGAAGTAGAGCGTTATGGAAACAGAACTCTTTCTGGATTCTTACGTATGGTAGGTGCTGAAATGCCAATGACTTCAGATCAAGTTATTTGGTCAGAACAAAATAGATTACACGTTGCTTACAATGATGTAGAGATTATTGATGGAAATACAATCAGCATCCCTGTTGATCTTACTCCTGCTGATCCTGCTGATTACGTAGCTAATGTATTATCTATCAATCAAACAATTGTAATTATGAACCCTACTACAGGTGTTGAATTAAAAGCAATTGTAACTAGCAAACCAACTCCTGGTGTTGGAACTGTAGACGTTGCTTCTTATACAACCGCTGCTTTAACTCCTACATTCACTGCTGGTGACTTAGTTAAAATCTTCGTTTTTGGTTCTGAGTATGCAAAAGGATCTACTTTAGTTGGAGACGATTATCAATCAATCACTCCTTCATTCACTCAATTCTCTAACTCTCCAATCATCATCCGTAACAAATATACTGTTAATGGATCTGACACTGCTCAAATTGGATGGGTAGAAATTGCTACTGAAGATGGTGCTAATGGATACTACTGGTATTTGAAAGCTGAATCTGAAACAAGATTACGTTTTGAAGATTACTTAGAAATGGCTGTTGTTGAAGGTGAATTAGCTGCTGCTGGTTCTGCTGCATTAACTGCTGGTAAAAAAGGTACTCAAGGTTTATTCGCTGCTGTTCAAGAAAGAGGTAATGTATTAAACAACTTCTCTGCTGCTGCAGGTTTAACTGAATTTGATTCAATCTTGAAAAACTTAGATACTCAAGGAGCTATCGAAGAAAACATGTTATTCTTAAACCGTCAAACATCTCTTGACTTTGATGATATGCTTGCTGCATTATCTTCTGGAGCTGCAGGTGGTGTTGCTTATGGTTTATTCGAAAACTCTGAAGAAATGGCATTGAACTTAGGATTCTCTGGATTTAGAAGAGGTTCTTACGATTTCTACAAAACTGACTGGAAATACTTAAATGATGCATCTACTCGTGGAGCTGTTGCAAATTCTGGTATTGATGGAGTTCTTGTACCTGCTGGTACTTCTACTGTATACGATCAAATCTTAGGAACTAACATCCGTAGACCATTCTTACACGTTCGTTATAGAGCTGCACAAGCTGACGATAGAAGAATGAAATCATGGGTAACTGGTTCTGTTGGAGGAGCTTATACATCTGATCTTGATGCAATGGAGGTAAACTTCTTGTCTGAAAGATGTTTATGTGTACAGGGAGCTAACAACTTTGTGTTGTTCACTTCAGTAGACTAATTAGATTACGCATTGTAAATTTTGCCCCTGTTGTAATTACGGGGGCAACTTTTACTTTTTAAAAACAATTAATTAATTATATTATATCATGTCAAAAACAAAACCAGAAAATACTCAAGATAGTACTTGGGAAATTAAAGATAGAACTTATCTATTAACGGGTCACTATAGCCCTTTAACTTATACAATATCATCTAGACACTCAAGAAGATTTCCATTATTATGGTTTGATGCTGAGACTGGAGAACAAAAAGAATTAAGATATGCAACTAATCAAAATTCACCATTTGTTGAACAACAAAAAGGAGAAGCTACATTAGGTCATATTATGTTTTTAAATGGAACTTTAACGGTGCCAAAAGAAAAACAAAACTTACAAAAATTATTATCTTTGTATCACCCAATGCTTAATAAAAAGTATCGTGAATTTAGTGCTGTTCAAAAAGCAACAAATGAATTAGATATTTTAGAATTACAAGTAGAAGCAATGTCTGCTGCATTAACGATGGAGATTGACCAAGCTGAAGCAATTATACGCGTTGAGGTTGGATCTAAGGCATCTAAGATGACTTCTAAGGAGATAAAAAGAGATTTACTATTATTCGCTAGACAGAACCCACAATTGTTCTTAGAACTAGCTAATGATGAGAATGTACAACTTCGTAATTTTGCAATTAAAGCATGCGAAGCAAACATTATTAAATTGTCTCAAGATCAAAGAGACTTTAAATGGGCAAGCAATGGTAAAAAGTTAATGACTGTACCATTCGATGAGAACCCTTATTCAGCGATGGCTGCATTTTTCAAGACCGACGAAGGTGTAGAAATTTATCAGTCTATAGCGAAAAAATTTGAATAACACGTAATACTAATATATAGGCGGTAGCTGAGGTTACCGCCTTAATATTATAATAAAAATAACAGATGGCAGTAAGTGTAGATACGGTTTATAGAACCGTTTTATTAATCATAAATAAGGAGCAACGAGGTTATATAACTCCTGATGAATTTAATAAAACAGCAGCGCAAGTTCAACTTGAAATATTTAATGAATATTTTGAAAGTCTAAATCAACAAATTCGTATACCAGATAATGATACGGAATATGCGGATCGTGTAAAAAATCTACAAGAAAAAATTGCAATCTTTCAAACAGAAGGAGTATGTGCTTTTTCTACAGATCATTTTGATATACCTACAGCAACTGATTTTTATAAATTAGGTACTGTAATATATAATGATGATAAAGAAGTTCAATATGTTCAACCAAATGAATTGTTAGAACTTAATTTATCGCCAATTACTAAACCTACAAAGTATTGGCCAATATACACTTATAAAGATTTTATAATTAAAGTGTATCCAACAACTATAACTTCAGGAATTACTTGTACCTATATTAGAAAGCCTGCCAATCCGGTATGGAATTTTACATTGGGATTAAATCAACAATATATATATGATGCAGCTTCATCTGTTCAATTTGAATTGCATCCAATAGAACAAACTAATTTAATAACTAGAATATTACTTTATTCAGGAATAGTTATTAAAGACCCACAAATCGTACAAATTGCGGCTCAACAAGCACAAGCAGAAAGTATTAATTCAAAAAGCTAATAAAAGATGCCGATACCAAATGACGGTTTAATAACCGAAACAAATAGACAATATTACGAAGGAGCCCAAGGTTTTATTGCTAATGGCAATGAAGCTTCTTTTGTTACAACATTTAATACAGATTTAATATTTGGTAGTTGGGATCCAAATGATGTTGACTATGGATTAAATAATTTTAAAGTATATGCGAGTGATTCCGGTTTACCAGGAACATTTGATGAAATTATTACTTCATATACTGTAGTTAATAATGTAATTACTTTTCCATCTGATCCAGATACAGGAACTTATATTGTTGTACAATTAAAGGTTTTAACCGGTGGTAATTATGGAGATCCAAATGACGTTGCTACATTAGCTTATGGAACCACTGTAGAAGAAAATTATGGAGGTTATGCTTATATATCATTGAATGATATTATTAATAACTTTATGGTTGCTTACGTTGGTCCTGGCAAGTTAATAGCAGATGTTAAAAGAACGGATGTTATATTCCACGCTAAAAGAGGGTTACAAGAGTTCAGTTATGATACTTTAAAAAGTGTTAAGTCTGTAGAATGGACTGTGCCTCATAGTTTAAGTTTACCTATACCTCAGGATTATGTTAACTATGTAAAAATGTCATGGGTAGATAGAGCCGGTGTAAAACATATTATTTATCCTACAACACTTACAAGTAATCCTACACAACCAAATGTTCAAGATTTCTTAGGTAATCCTACACAAGATAACTTCGGAAGTAATATTGATGGAACATCACAGACTGATGAAAGATGGATGCTCAATAGTTCCGGATTTTTAGTTAATAATATTGCATTGAGTGGCGGAGATTTTGCATATGGTTATAATAATTATGGTTATGGTGGCGCATATGGAAGAAGATATGGTGGTGATCCGCAATATATGAATTTCAATGGAACCTTTACTATAAATCAAAGAGATAATAAATTTTCATTTAGTAGTGATCTTGTTGGTTCTTTAATTATATTAGAATACATATCTGATGGATTAGCATATGATATGGATACTAAAGTCCCTAAGATGGCAGAGGAAGCAATGTATTTACATATCTTACATAGTATTCTTAGCGTAAGAGCAAATTCGCCTGAATATTTAGTTCAAAGATTTAAAAGAGAAAGATTTGCAGCATTGAGAAATGCTAAAATAAGATTATCAAATATCAAATTAGAAGAGATTACTCAGGTAATGAGAGGTAAGTCTAAATGGATTAAACACTAAAATAAATGGCTGAAATTAAAAATAGTTTTCTATCGTCTAAAATGAATAAAGATTTAGACGATAGACTTATACCTAATAGTGAATATAGAGACGCCTTAAATATAGAAGTAGGTAAATCCGAAACAAATAATATTGGGGTATTACAAAACGTATATGGTAATGTTGAGATTCCTGAAGAAACAGTTCCAAATTTGGAAGCCATTGGAGTATTCATGGATAATCAAAACAATAGAATATACCAATTTTTAACTAATTATACAGACCCAGTACCCAATCAAATAACATTATGTACAACATTGCCTTTCCAACCTATGGATGGATGGGTTATGAAAATAACTGTATATGATTTAAATACTTTAACTTATTCTACTTTAGTTGAAGGTACTTTCCTAAACTTTTCTACAACAAATTTAGTTATTGGTGTAAACCTTATAGAAGGATTATTATTTTGGACGGATAATAGAAATCAGCCAAGAAAAATAAACTATAAGAAAGCAATAAATAATCCAAATTATTATACTACAGAGACTCAAATTTCTGTAGCTAAATATGCTCCAGTTGAACCTATTTCTTTAATAAGAAAAGCAACTGCAACTGTTGTTAGTGGGACGGGAGATACTTATGTATTAGATTCAATAGATGGCGTAATTACATCTGGAATGACTGTAGTTTCTACTTCATTACCAGGAAGTGCGTATGGATATGTAATGGATTTTTCTGTAGATACAATTACATTATATGAAGCACCAATTTCTCCTAATTCAATTAATCCAGGTGATAAATTAACATTCTTAATTTCTACAATGTCCGATAAATCCGATGATCCTAATTGGCCTGGTGATCCTGCATTCTTGGAAGATAAATATGTAAGATTCAGTTATAGATTTAAGTTTGATGATAACGAGTATTCTTTAATGGCTCCTTTCACTCAAATAGCATATATACCTAGACAAAAAGGTTATTTTATTAATGGAGATGAAACATCTGCTTATAGAAGTACTATAATAAAATGGATGGAAAATTATGTTAATAATATAGAATTATTAATACCACTTCCAGATAAAGGATCAACAATAAATGATAGTTATAAAATAACAGATGTTGAAATTTTATATAAAGAATCTGATGCATTGGCAGTAAAAGTTGTTGATAGTATTTCTTGGGTAACCATTAAAAATACAATACCTAATACTAATATCTATGCGTATCCATATCAATCTCAAAAGCCATATAAAACATTAAATGAAAACCAAACAACAAGAGTATATGATATTGTTCCAACAAGAGCATTAAGTCAAGAAATATCAGGGAATAGAGTTATATATGGTAATTTTTACAATATGTATTCTCCACCTGTTAATATAAATTATAATACAGCAGTACAACCAAAGTCTGATCTATTTACAAACTTTATAGAATATCCTAATCATACATTAAAACAAAATCGTAATTATCAAATAGGATTTGTTTTGGCGGATAAATTTGGTAGACAATCATCTGTATTATTATCTTCAGTTGATTTAAGAACAATTAATCCTGGTAGTGGAATAAATTATGGTGGATCAACCGTATATGCCCCGTATCAATCAGAAACCGCTCCATTCCCTGATATTAGAGATTGGTTTGGTAATGCGTTATTGGTATTAGTTAATGATCCTATATCTTCGCAAAGAAATATACCTCAAGGAACGCCTGGTTTATACGCTGAACCAACTAGTCCAAATGGATTTGCTATTTTAACCGGTACAATCTCAGGTAATTTTTATACTTTTACAATAGATTCTTCTGTAACCGGTATCACTCTACCTGTTGCTGGAAATTATTTAAGAGGAGCGTTAACTGACTATATTAAAGTTTTATCAATTAATCCAACTGGGAATACTGATGAATGGATTGTAGAAACCGTTGGACCTGTAAATAATTTATATTTACCTGCACAACCAACGCCTCCTGTTGATACAAAATTCGCATATACATTAAATGAAATTGGATGGTACTCTTATAAAATTGTAGTTAAACAACAACAACAAGATTATTACAATGCTTATTTACCGGGTATGTTAGATGGTTATCCATCAGGACAAACTTTTGGATCGCAAATAACTTATACCGGTACAAATCCAGAATTGCAGAATTCAATAAATACAACATCGTTTCCTGTTGGAGAAGAAGGAAAAACAAGTCATATTGTATTAATTAATGATAATATTAATAAAATACCAAGAGATTTAAATGAAGTTGGCCCTGACCAAAAACAATATAGAAGTAGTGTACAATTATTTGGTAGAGTTGAAAATGCTGCAACACAAGAATCATTAGTTGGAGAAGTCCCATATGATAATCAGTTTGCGACAACAATTACATATTTATTATCTGCTAATCCAACCGCATTACATAATATAAAAGCAGGAGATGGAATCCAATGCAACGAAGCCAAAGCACTTATTCCAAACCCAGATTTATCCCCGCCATTATCATTGCCTTCTCCTCCAGCTCCTCCAACGGCTGATAACCCAGACGCATGGTATGCAAATACTGTTGTTGTATCAAATGAATTATTTAATTATACAGCTGATTTAGATGTTGACGCTGTACCTGGGAATACAATAGTTCTTACAAATACTACATATCAATTAGTTGAAAATGGAGATACTTTTGTATATACAATTGGTAGCACAATATATAATAATTCTGTATTGCTTATTGCTGGAAATACAATAACAACTACAAATGCAATACCTGTAACTATAACTACGGATATAATTTTATATTTTACCAATCCAACAAAAGGATTAATTACTTTTTCCCCACCAAACTGGACAAGGTCAGCAAGCACAGTTCCTCCATTTCCTGGCGCATATATAAATTTTACAATTACAAGACCTGAAAATATTCAATATTTTCCAGCAAGAAAAGCAGATGTAGTGTCAGCTATAGCAACATCCGCTGAATTTAATTTCTTGGATAATACAGTAAATAATATTAGAGGAACAGCTGGTTTAAATTTTTATCAATTACAAACAAGTCCATTGATAGGTAGAGTTACAACAACTAAATCAGTTGGGGTTCCAAGTGAATTAATGATACCGTTTTTAAGCGTATATGAAACCGCTCCAGATGTTTCTGCTTTAGCTTTATTTTGGGAAACTGCGTCAACAGGTTTAATATCAGATTTAAATTACGATGTTGCCAATGGCTTTGATGGGCCAACTCAATTTGGCGATTTAACATTTACATTCTTTGAAAATCAAAATCCAAACGGAGCAGATGATACACCTGGAGATCCTGAATCTAAATATATTACAAGTTCTTTTAATATATTAAATAATACAGGATTTCCAATAACACCTGATACTATCCCTACATTTAGTTTAGTAGAAACAATATCTGGAATTACTGTAACTGATAAATTTGGTATAGAGGAATTTCCAGTTTCTTCTGGTACTTATAGATTTATAATAAATCCTGATAAATACTTTGTATTTGATCACAATGCACCAAATGATAGCACATTTAATTTTTATGTTAACATAACTTACAATTCAACTGATTATACTATTTTATATACAAATAGATTAGGTAATATTGCTCCTTCCTTTGATCATAGCGAACCTTTTTACAATAAAACAATTGAACAGGTTTCAGGATTTATAGAATTTATAACAGCAAAAAATGGAGCCCGACAAATTAGCGACAATCAAACTGATTTATATTGGGACATAGATCCATTAACAAATCCTGCGGGTTATTTTGGCATAAATGAAACGACAGGAGCTTTATCTTTATTAACTAATGATATTCCATTGGGAATATATCCTTTAAATATTAGAGTAAGAGACGCGTTTTTAGCATCCCCTCCTACTCCGTTAATAGGTACAAATCCTTATCAAACTTTAAGCGATATAGTAGTTGCTATTATAACTGTAGGTCCAAAACCTGTAAATAATTATTTACAAAGATATGATACCGGAGAATTTATTTGGAATTATGCTGCAGGAGCGGGATGTTCTCCTGTTGCTGGACAAGGATACGGAGCTGTTTATATTGGTAAAAACAATTTAGATATAGATCCTTATTCTACATTACCTAATCTTTTAAATACATCCCCTACGCCAGCAGTCAATGCATACCAAAGTTATGTAAATGTACAGGCTGAAAATGCCGGTGGGTATTCCCCGTCAAATCCTCCACAAGGATTAATTCAAGGGGAATTAGAATTTACAATAACAACCGTAGGACTTGGAGTTGAAGATGAAAGAAGAAGAAGCGAGGTTAATTTTATATTATACTTTAGAGAACCTACTGCCCCTAATAATACATGGCAATCTATTTTAGATAGTAATAATGTAGGATCCCCAAATTCAACCCTTGTGCCTTGGCAAAACGGCGTTGGTGATTATTTAGGAATTAATATAATAGGTTCTGCAAGTTTAGCTAGAAGATCTACAACATTAGTTGTATCTAACCCAACAGGTGTTACAGTCGGAGAATATTGTTTAGTGGTATGGCATCAATATACGGCAGCACCTTATGGCATAGATCCAGGGCCTATAGCTTGTAGTAGTGACTTTTATACTTCAGTACAAGTTAAAGATGCTAATTATGATTACCCGGTTCCATTGCCTCCGCAACCACCAACTCCGGATCCAATTATTCCAATTGAATATTCTGTTCAATTGCGTCGTCCAGGATTCCCAGGGTCGCCTTCGGCTATCCCATATGGAACACAAAATGCGTCTATTGGATTTCCTTTTAGAGTATCAACAACGGCAGCAGCTAACGCATTAGCAGGACAAAATATAATAAAAATAACTGCTCCTAACGATCAAATAGTCCCTGGAATGTGGTTTGGCGGTTATCAAATTTCAGATATACAGATTGATGGAATTACAATAATATTATCATCTAATCTTATTGCTCCAGTAAGTGCGGGGGATCCATTGGATTTTAATACATTTGATTGGCCAGCACAAGTTTTACCAGTATACACCGGTAGCGTGTGGGCAACCACAAATAATCCATTGCATGTTAAACAATTTTATGCAGATTCTGCCTTAGCAATTCTGTGGAACCCTCCATTGGCAAACAAATTTTATTTATTTTATAATAAAGATAGAGATTTTAATGAATCTACTGTTGCTGTGCCTGGAATGGGTGAACCAACAAATAAACCAATATGTTGTGCAGAATTTGATGCTATTGGGCAAGTTGTTCCACAAACAACTCCTGATAATACGGTTCAAACGGCATGGTTAGTTACTCCTGGAACATTAGACAATTATGGTAGAAATTTATACCAATATACTGAAACACCTTAATAGGTATAACTAAAAATATAAAAAAACAAGTAATTATTAATTATGGCAGCAACCCTAGAATTAAAGTATTTTAATTCATTTTGGCTAAAAAAAATGGATACTGTTGTAGATGTTATACCTACTACAAGCGAAACAGATGGTGATGTAATAATAGGCAGTACTGTAATGACATTAACTGCGGTTGATCTATTTATTGGAGTAGGACAATTAATTGAATATACATTAGACTCAACATTATATACAAATACAATATTATATATAAGTGGATCAACTATAACCTTATTAGACCCTGTAGAAGTTTTAATTCCCGATGGTACATTAATAACTTTTGGGCCGATAGTTGATTTTACTCATGTGCCTGCTGCATATGCCACCGGTACTAATGATTGGTATGTGGAAGAGGCAAGAATCAGGGGAGGTTATAATAATACTTCTGTTGATTTTGGTGTTAAAGCATATTTAGTAGAAGATTCAACGGCCCAACAACATAAATTGAATTCTTTAATATACTCAGGTATATTTAATTCAAGAACAGGTATTAACAATACAAATCAATTCTCAGTAGCAGATGATATAACAAGAAGTGTTGATCCATCTGTTGGCTCAATACAAAAGTTGTATGCTGAAGATACTAACTTAATTATATTCCAAGAATCTAAAGTAAGTAGAGCATTAATTGATAAAGACGCAATTTATTCTGCTGAAGGACAACCAATGACTACTTCTGGATCTGCTGTAATCGGCCAGGTTCAGCAATATGCCGGTAACTATGGCATTAGTACTAATCCAGAAAGTTTTGCTGTTTATGGATACAGAAAATACTTTGCAGATAAAAACCAAAATGTTGTATTAAGATTATCTCAAGATGGCATAACTGAAATTTCAGCATATGGAATGATAGATTACTTTAGAGATAATTTATCATTAATAGGTGCTACAGGTAAAATTGTTGGTGGATGGGATATGTATAATAAACAATATGTTATATCATTACAACCGCCAAATACAGAAGATTATCAAACATTAGCTTTTGATGAAGACTGTAATGGATGGACAAGTAGATTTTCATTTAAACCAGATTTTGCAACAAGTTTACGAAATAATTTCTATACTTTTAAAAATGGTAATATATGGAAACATTATGCAGATCCTACAACAACATTAATAAATTATTGTAATTTTTATGGTGTTCAATATGATGCTAATGTTACCTTAATATTTAATCCTGAAGTTTCGATGTCTAAAAACTTTAATACATTGAATTATGAAGGATCCTCAGGTTGGGCATTAGAAGCATTATATTCAAATTCTGATGTTGCAATACCAATAGGTAAAACATCTGATGCACTTAATTTAGCAGCTTTGGAAAATCAATTGTTTGAAAATAATTTCAAAAGAAAAGAAAATAAATACTTTGGTACAATTATAAATAATACACCAGCAACTTATGGTGAAATTATTTATGGTAATTCCATGAATGGTATAAAAGGATTTTATTCAACAGTAAAAATGACTTTTGTGAATCCTACAATACCAACTGCAGCTGAATTATATTCAGTATCATCCAATTATGTAATGTCATCTTATTAAATAAAATTAAATGAAAAATAAACTTGAAACAAAAAAAGAATCTAGAATAATAAGTAGAGAGTTTATTGATAAAGTTGAAATGTTGGAGAATGCAATGCTTGCGAGCAATGATCCTAGAATTGCAAAAGGCAATACAGATATGTTCCCTTTAAAACATTCCTTCTCTGAAGGGGTGTATATAAGGGAAATGTTTATGCCAGAAGGAGGATTAGTAATTGGTAAACTTTATAAAATATCACACACCTGGTTTTTGCTAAAAGGTGAACTTGAAATAGCAACAGACGAAGGGATTAATTATTATATTGGTCCTTGTTATGTTAATGCTCCAGAAGGAACAAAAAGAGTACTTAGGGCTATTACAGATGTTATATTTGTAAATGTATACCCTAATCCAGAAAATATAACAGATATAGACACATTAGAAGATATGTTAACTTGTACTTCTTATGCAAAATATGAACAATACAAACTTTTAAAAGAATAGCCTATGTCAATGGTAGTAGCCGGTTGTATATCCGCCGGCGCAAGTATAGTTACAGGAATAATTGGTATGGGGCAGACTTCTGATGCTGCCGCTGCTGCTGCAAGAGAAAAAGCTCGATTGCAAGCACAATTAACTAGTTTAGAAAATAGTAGACAAGCAATTATTAATCCTTATGAAGGAATTAAAGATGTTAGTAGTTTAGCTCAAAACCTATCTGGTATGGTAAATAACCCATATGCAAATTTAGGTGTTGCAACAAAAGCATCAAAATTTGAAGCAGAACAAGCGGATATGTCTTTAGCTAATACTTTAGATACATTGAAAGAAACTGGATCAAGTGCTGGTGGAGCTACTGCATTAGCACAAGCTGCATTAAAAAGTAAACAAGGTATATCTGCAAATCTTGAACAACAAGAAGCGGCTAATGAAAAATTAAAAGCTCAAGGAGAAGCAGATATGCAACGTTTAAAAATGGCTGAAGCACAAAGAATCCAAGGTGTTCAAATGAGTGAGGCACAAAGAGTACAAGAGGCCGGCGCACAAGGAAAAGCATTTATGTTTGGAGCAAGAGAAAATAGAGAGCAACAAAAGATTGAAAGAACAGCCGCTCAATTAAGTGGGGCAGCAATGCAGGAAGGACAAGCTAATGCGAATTATACATCGGCTTTAACCGGAATGATTGGAGGGGTTACTTCGGCGGCCAGTGATTATATGTCAGCATATGGTCAAATAAATTCGCCAAATCCTACTAACACGGGGAGTTCAATTCCTGTATGGCAAGCTCCACAAGGAAATCAATCACAAAATCAAACAACATCTGGAGCAGGTTTCCAATGGCCGGGAGGCAGTTGGGTGCCCGCAAATCCTTAATATAAAAATAATATAAATACAATATATGAGTGCTTATACAAATCCAGAGACATACATAGATACACAATCCGCACAAGCTTATCAAAGATTACAAGATACAATATCTGGATCTTTTTCTAAGGTTGCTCAGTCTTATACAAATAGACAAAAAGAAATTAGATCTCAATTAGATGAAAATGCAAAACAAATAAGGGCTAATGATATGAAAGCCCAAGAATATGCATTTTCATTATATACAGATTTGGGCAAATCTACTCAATCTGATCCATCAGTAGATTGGGCAAAAACATACGAACCTTTAATACAGGAGGCGGTGCAAATTCGCTCTGGCATGTTAAATGGAACTTTAGGTGATAAGCAAGCCGCGATGAAAAGGCTGGGCCAAATACAAGGATCGGTAGATAATGTTACTGGTAGTCTTGGTACGCTTTCGGCAGCTGGTACAGCTTGGACAAATGGGATAAGTAAAGGTGTTAGTACTCAAGGCGGAGTTGCATCAAGTAATGACCCAAAAATTACTGATGCAATGAATATTCTTACACAAAGATTACCAGGTTCAAAAGAGGTATATTTTAAGGATACCGATCCTACAAAATTAATATGGAGAGTTAAAGATCAAAAAGGTAATATTTTACATGAATTTGATGCAGACCAATTAAAAAGGATTTCTCAAGGTAATGGATTAATTAGAACAATACCAAATCAAACTGCTGAATTTGATAAATTAAAATCTACAAATTCAAGTATTTTTGAAGTAGTGCCTCCTAAACCCGGAGAAAAAGGAGACCCATTACCTACTGGTAAAATTAATCCTGATTTTTTAGTAAAAGGCGAAAACGGTAAGCCAAAAGTAATAGAGAATATTAAAATAGACGGTAAAGGCGTAAAAGTAACAACATATGAACAAGAAGTTGATATTAATGCTATTAAAAATAATTCCAATTTTAAAGCAACTTTAACAGCACAAGCAGAAGGGTTATTAAAAGCAAATCAATCATCTGCTATTGACTTTTATAATGATATAATTCATAAGCCACAAGGCAGATGGAAAGGAGTCGATAATACTTTTGACCCAAATAAACCTTTAGATCCCGAAGAACAAAAAAAATTTATTGAAGATTATAAAGAATATTATATTAATACACAAATAATGCCAATACAAGGAATATCAAAACCTAATGATGAGGATGTATCTCTTGTGCAAAAAATTACAGATTCTGATAACCCTTATAAAGGTAAAAAGGGGGAATCAACCAAAGGCATGACTAAAACGCAAATAAATCAGAAAGCATTTAATGATCGTATTGCAGATGTAATTAATACTAGAAAGGGCGCTGTTACAAAAGGTGATTATACATTTGGATTATTAAATGGTAAATGGGCAGTTTATGATAAATATGGAAATATAAAGAGCGGAACAGAAGGTATAACTAATCCAACGGAATTATCTTCGCATATAGGAGGAACATTAAAAGCAAAACCAAAGTTAAAAATATAATTAAATTATAATATTTATGGAAGAATATGTTAACGAAGCTGGATTTTTATACACAGTTGATGAAATAAATCAAGCAGCAAAAGACAATAAAACAACTTTTGAAGATATTATTAAAAAGAATAAATTATCTTTAAAAAAACCAAAAGAAAAGGCAGTTAAAAAAGTAACAAGTGAAACGCCGGGAAAGCCAAAAACTGTTGTAAAAGAGGATGCGGTTGCAACAGCAAAAAGTACGGCATCCAAATCGGCAGAACCTTCTTCGGTATCGCCAAGTAATCCATTTGGTGAAACTAAAACATTTGATCCATTAGGGTTAGAAAAGTTTAATAATACACAATCAATTAAATCAAATGGAATTCCTACGCAAGTTGCTAAAAAGGAAATTAAAAATGTTTTGCCTTATAAAGAGGATAAAAATCCAATTGCAATACCTAATGATTGGTATAAAAGAAAAGACAAAGAATGGTGGCAATCTGAAAATCTTGATGATGATGAAGCAGCTACTACTTTAAAACAAATAATAAATTCAAAAAATAAAGATAATAATGATTTTTCAATTGAAGCTCCGGCTAATATGTTTGAAAACACTGTATTAATAAAGTCTAATAAAACAGGAAAAAAACTTTTATTTAATTTAGATTCTGTTATTAACAGTAATAAAGAAAGAAATGCACAAGATGAGGCTATAGGGGGTGGAGCCTCTTCTATGGAGGACCTAAACAATTTTATTTATAGTAATGGTTCTTATACTAAAGCAACAAAAGAAGCCGACGCTAAATACAAAAAAGAAGTTGCAAATTATAAAGATACTGGACTTACTACTGAAACAGCTTTAGAAAATGCTGGAAATGGAACTTTAGAGCTTTGGGGAATTGCTAAAAATATGTTGGCTTTGCCTAAAGCCGCTGTACAAAGTGTATTAGGCGCGGATGTAACACCATTATTATCTAAAGGCACTGAAATAGTGCGTTTAACAAGAAAAGCAATTGATAGTGGAGCAAAACCTCTTTTTGATCCAAATGATTCTCCTGATACACAAGCTGAAAAAGTTATTGCTGTTGCAAAACAAGTAAAGGTAGATGTTAATAAAGCCGTACAATTAGATATTAAAAATGACCCAATATTTAAAGAAAATACTTTAAAGAAAATAGCGTCAAATGGAGAAGAAGCGCAAAATTGGGTTGATAGTTTTATTATTAGAAATCCAAAATTATTAGAGGCGGGATTAAATGAAAATCTTATTAAAAAATATGCAATAGAGCACATTGCTCAATTAGATATAGAACAAAAAGCAGAAAAAAGCAAAATAGAGCAAGAAGCCTTGGCTACTAAAAGTTTTGATGTAGAATTAAATCGTTATAAAAAAAATGTTTACAATACTTTTGATAGTTCTAAAAAAACAATTGCAAATTATTGGAACAATGTAACCGCATTAAAAGAAACTCTTTATAATTTAGAATTAAAAGCAAAAACTTCCAAAGACCCAAACATTGCAAATCAAATATATAATGTTAAATCCCAAATAGCGCTTTCAGAAAATCAAGCAAAAAAATTATCGGCCCAAGGAGATGAATATAATAGATATTTTTGGAATCCAGAAACATCTAAAGGAGCCCTTGTTAAAGATGGGAAAGTTGATTTGGGTAAAGATACTTCTGTAGAATTAACAGATAAAATTGCTTCATTCAAACAAATATGGGGAGGAACTACTACAGAAAAAATAGCAAATGCTTTTGTAAAATATAATTCTCAATTAGAAAGTAATGTTAATGATGGTGATAAAAAAATCAATGCCGTCATGAAGTACAATCCCGATAGAAGTGATAAATTGCAACAGATGGGTTATACTGTTAAAGAATTACCTGGTGGGAATATGTTATTATCAGGTGTACCTAAAAAAGTATTAGCCGGTATGGTTAATAAAGAAATTTCTATTTCAGAAAATGGATCTGGTGGTGGAGGAGTGTCAGAATTTTTAGGATTTCAAAAAGAAGGCATGGGGTCTTTAGATTTATATTCTTATAATCCTAAGGCAAAAAATGGTAGGGGGGTTAAAATTGACGCGGATTTAAATAATTGGAGAGAATCAAATATTGATTTAAAAGCTAAAACAATAGCTATTAATGATATGTATATGTTAAACCAATCCCCAACTAAAAAAGTTAAAGGCTTTTTTGGGAATGTTTGGGAAGGTATAAATAAAGGTATTAACGAAAACTATATTACATCTGGAGAAAAAATAGATCTTGACAAACAAGTTTTAGAAGAATCCGGTATTAAATTATCAAATAAAGCGGAATTAGAATTAGTACCCACTTTTAAAGCACAAGTTGGATTTGGAGCTGGAGTTGGAGCGCCATTAGTTGCAAAAATTGTTGCTGCTGAAATTGTAACAGAGGGTCTTGCTACGGCAGCATTGGGATCAGAAACATTAGCTGCTTTTAAAGCATTAAAGACTAGCGAAAAATTAAGTGAAAGAGCTTTTTTCCATATTACTTCCGCTATTAAAGAAGAAGCTAAAATGCGTGCAATCGGCATGGGACCGACGGCTGGAGCAGCTTTTTATACAGGAGGAGCATTATTGCCGGAAGAACTTAAAATATTTAATGCTTTTAAATATAGAGGATTAAATAATGTATCCAATCTTGCATATAATTCTGCTAAAGGAGCTGGATTAATGGAATTTGCGGGAATTACAGAAAATATGTTCCACTCAATTACAAAAAATGAGGATTTTGGACAATATATAGATAAAGAATTTAACAACTTTAGTGATGTAACTAAAAGAATGTTAGGTAATGCTTTAGCTTTTTCATATATGGAAGTGCCTAAGACTATGACCGGTAATTTCTTTATGTCTGGTGAACAATTAGAAAAATCTTTAAAAGAAAGTAAAACAAAATATGAAGAAGCTTATCAAGCCGTAGAACAATTTAAATTAAGTGATAAATCAAATAATAAAGAAGATTTAAAAGCTTTAAATAAAGATCTAAATCAAGCTAAAAGTGCTTATGAGGTGCTTTCACAGGCTCATATGGACTATGCTTATAGTGAGGCAATAAAGACAGATGAAGGTCTTGAAAATTTTATTGCTCAGTTGCACCCTAAATTCATGGAAAATTATAAAAATGAATTTGGTCATGATTTAAATATAAAAGTAATTTCAGGAGAAAAAAATAGTTCTTTTGATGAGCCAATATATAATAAAGAAACAAATGAATTAGAAACACCCGGAACAATATATCTTAATAAAGATAAAATTAATAAAAATAATGTTACAAATACAGGTGTAATTGCGCATGAGCTTTCGCATTTAGTAGATGCTATTGAAGTAAATAAAAAAGCAAAAGAATATGCTGAATCCACAATTATAAAAGATGGTAAAGAAGTTAAACCATCTCCTGAGGATATATCATTGTATAAACAACAATTAGAAGCAAATAAAAATAAAAGAATTGTTGATATATTAAATAAAAATTTTCCTGATTTATTTAATGAAAAAATATACAGTATTGTTAATGAAGAAACTGGATTACCTGAAAATGTGGGTCTTATTGAAGGTGTTACTCATACATATAAAAAAATAGATCCTGAAACAGGTAAAATTTCTAATCCTGCTGAAATACAGGATGAAATAGTAAGAATGGTAATTGAAGAGTTGGGTAAAGCAAAAAATCTTACTAATCCATTAAAAGCCCGTAGTCTTTTCAAAAATCTTTTAAATGATTTTAATAATTTAATTGGTAGAAACAAAGAAATTAATGTTGAGGTAAAATCTGCAAATGAATTACTTGAAGTATTAAATGACTATGCCCAAAGTTTTAAAAGAGGAGATAAAAAATCCTATGAATATGCGGAAGCAATAGCTAATATAGATCTTGGTAAATTAACTGATCTTGAAATTGGTAATGCAGAACTTGATGATCCAGCAGCAATTAAAAGGTATTATGAAATGGTTAATGCCGATAAAGCAATTGTAGATGCATATGAAGGAACAAAAAATACAAAGCAATCAAAAGATATAGAAGAGGAAGTTAAGAAATTATATGATTTATATGGGGACAATAAAATAGATCTAGATGAATTATATGCAAAGATTGATGCTTTAGAAAATCCTAGTGTTGAAACGGTAATTGAACCAATTGCAAAACAACCTGTATCAAAAACAGAAAAAGTAAAATCTGTTGATGAAAAAAAATTAGGTAATGAAATAGATAGCTTTGTCGGCCCAAAAGATTCTAATGGCAAATATAAAATGACCAAGGAAGAATGGGATGCTGGTGGAGTATTAAAAGCAAAAGAAAAATTAATTGATGGTAATATGCTTGATCCATTAATTAAAAAAGAATTAACACGTAATGGTGTTTCTGCAGATAATATTCATGGAGTACATATTGAAACATTTATAGAAGATGTAAAAGATCGTTTATTAGAAGCAACATTATTAAAATTTAATCCAGAAGTTAACAATAGTTTAGGAGGATTTATTTTAGGTAGTCAATTTGGACTTAAAAATAAAATTGGGGATATTGCTAATAAATATAAAAAGCAATTGAGTACATCGTCAATAGATGTGGAAGCGGGTGGTGTTGGCTCTGTAAAAGAATTAATGTCGCAAGAAGAAGCAGATTTTGAATTTGAGTCAGAGGTTGATCAAGGATATAAACCTAAATTTAAAAGTTTAACTGACTCTAAAATAGTAGATAAAGAAACTTTAAATACTATAAAGAATAAGGTTGTGCCTATTGCAAGAACTCTTAAAACTAGGGTAGATATAAAAACCTCAGTTAATAAGAGTATTGAACCTATTATTAGGGAGATACTTAATAACATGGGGTCGCAAGTCGACATTGATATTAAAACTGCTATGGGTGGTAAAAAAGACAATCAACTTGTAAACTGGTTAATTAAAAATAAAAAAGCGGTACTTGAGAATGCAACTACTACCTTTTTAATGGGTAAATCAAGTGCAACAGAAGTGGCCGGAGGTATACCAGAAGCGGTTCAGAAAAGAGTTAATGGTGAATGGTTATCTTATCCAGATTATATTGGTAAAAAAATAGATAGAACAGCTACAACAACTGATAATAGAGGAAATACTTCTGGAGATTTAATGGTTAGAAGAACCCCTGATGTAGCAAATGCCGTATCAGATGCAACTTTTACAAATAGAATTATTGATCCAGCAACTGGAAATCCTCGTAGAGGGGCTAAAGAAGCTGTAGCCACCGAATTAGCTAAACAAATATCTTTAGAAGCCTGGAGAGACGATGTTTTATCCGGTATGCAGAAATATCATGATATATTAGAGATAGAAGATATAAGTCCTGAAAAACGTACTCCTGTTGAAAATAAAAAGATTGAAGATCTTAATAATGCAATTAAAACAGAAAACCCTATATTTGATGCTTTTAGAAAAAATCAAGAAGCATTAGGGGTTGTTATGGCAGATGTTCAACAAAGTGAAATTATACGCCAATTTGAACAAGGTAATAAAAAAGAAAGTAAATCTATTGAAGAAAAACAAAGCGATATTGATAAAATTTATGACGATGCTAAATTTAGCTTGCTCAATAATATAAATAATTTTAAAGGAACAGACAAACAAAAAGAAGATTATATAAAAGCAGTTTTAGAAGGATTTGTAATTTCAAAAGCTAGAACAGTAACTACTTCTGCTTCAAAAATAGGATTAAAAACTTTAGGATTAATTGGTAAAACAAATAAAGATATTTTTGAAAAAATAATTGATCCATTACAAAAAAGTTTTAATTTACCAAAAGATAAACAAATTACTTTTGAGAATAGATCAATATTAAATAGTAAAGGAGAAAAATTAAGAATACCTGTATATACAACAGAAATAAAGTATAAATTTAATGATGTAAAAGATATTGCACAATCACATAAAGACTCTGCTTTTAAAGCGGTAATATCAGATATTAATTATTTAGAAAATAAATATGATATTATTTATAAAGGATTTAAAAAAGATGCTAAGGGTGAATTATTAAACCCAAGTCAAAAAACAGAATTAGATAAAAGTATAAAAAAATCTTTAGACATAATATTTACGGATCAATTAGGTCATGGAAGACAAGCAGCCAAAATTGGGTCTGGATTAGAAGGTAAAAAACTTGGTCCTATGATCGCAGAACATAACCCCCCAATAGAAATTGCAAAAGATGTTGTATATAAGTATTTAACTAATAAAGATTTTAGAAAAAATACAAATATTGAGAAGTATTTATCTAATACACAAGTACATTATATACCTAGATCAGTTGCTAATGCAATACCTAAATACGATTTACCCGGAAAACCTAGATATAAAGATCCGGCAGCCTTGGAAGCGTGGAATGATTACATTAAAGCTAATCCAAATGTTAAAATAATAAATCCAGAATTAATGGGATGGGAAACTCCTAAAGATTTTTATGATACATTAAAAGCCCAAGAATCTTTAGCAAAGACTAATGTAGCCAGTAAAGAAAGTAAAGTTATTGCGGATACAAATGATGCCATTACTGATTCATTAACAGATAAATATAGTGATGAAGTTAAAAAAATAAGAGTGTTTGATTTTGATGATACTTTAGGATCAACTACAAATCAAGTGCTATACACAATGCCTGATGGCACCGTCGGTGCTTTAACAGGTGCTGAGTTTGCTGAAAAAGCGGGGTTACTTGCTAATGACGGTGCTCAATTTGACTTTAGTGATTTTGCTAATGTTAGAGAAGGAATGCCTGGTCCTCTATTAAGTGTTGCAAAAGCAATATCTCAAAAGAGAGGAACAAGCGATATATTTGTATTAACCGCAAGGCCAGCTGATGCCGCGGAGCCTATCCAAGAGTTTTTAAGAACTTTTGGTTTAGACATCCCACTTGAAAATATTACAGGTCTTGGCGATAGTAGAGCACAGGCAAAAGCTGACTGGATTACAGCCAAAGCTTCAGAAGGATATAATGATTTTTATTTTGTAGATGATCATTTGCCAAATGTTCAAGTAGTTAAAGATGCATTGAATGTACTTGACGTAAAAGGAAGAGTACAACAAGCTAAAAAGAAATTTAGTTTAGATATTAGTGAAAACTTCAATAAAATAATTGAGGAAAATACTGGTATGGAAAGTTATAAAGTATTTTCAGATATTGTTGCAAGAAGAAGAGGAGCAAACAAAAACAAATTTGATTTTTATGTTCCACCATCCGCAGCAGATTTTGAATTATTATTATATAATTTTATGGGGAAAGGTAGTAAAGGAGAAGCTCATAAAAAATTCTTTGCAGATGCACTATTAAAACCATATGCTAATGGTAATGATTTGATGGACGCGGCAAGACAATCAATTAAGAAAGATTACAAAGCATTAACTAATCAATTCCCTGATATTAGAAGTAAAATTGAAAAGTTAACTCCTGATGGTGATTACACATATGATCAAGCATTACGAGTTGCAATGTGGACAGAACAGGGTATTGAAATTCCTGGAATATCTCAAAGAGATCAAGTTAAATTAACTGATCTTGTTAATAATGACGCTGAACTTACTGCTTTTAAGCAAGGATTGATTGCAACCGGTAGACAAGGAAAAGGTTGGATTAAACCATCAGAATACTGGGATGCAAGTACAATTATATCTGATTTACACAATCTAACTGAAGGAGAAGGTAGAAAAAAATTCTTAGGGGAGTTTATTGAAAACTACGAAAAAATGTTTGGTACATGGGACAATGGTAAATTAACCGGACCTAACATGAATAAGATTGAAGCGGTATATGGCACAAATGTAAGAGAAGCTTTAGAAGATCAATTGTACAGAATGACTAATGGTAAAAACAGAAGTTATGGCAAAGACAAAGAAACTTCTGCATGGAGTAATTGGGTGAATGGATCTACAGGAACTATTATGTTCTTGAACACTAGATCTGCTGCTTTGCAATTAATTGGTGCAGTTAACTTTTTAAACTTAAGAGATAATAATCCAGTAGCCGCTGGTAAAGCTTTTGCTAATCAGAAACAATATTGGGAAGATTTTTCACGTATTTGGAATTCAGATAAAATGAAAGAAAGACGTGGCGGTTTAAAAGAAGATGTTGCTGCTGCTGAAATTGCCAATGCTGCTTCAGGTAGTAAAAATAAAGTTAACGCAGTTGTATCTTATTTATTAAAAATAGGTTATACACCAACACAATTAGCGGATAGTTTTGCTATTGCTTCCGGAGGTGCTCCGTTTTATAGAAATAGAATTAAAACCTACTTAAAAGAAGGACAATCACAAGCAGAAGCGGAGGCTAATGCGTGGAATGATTTTACTAAAGTATCAGATGAAACGCAACAATCTGGTGATCCAAGAGATATATCAAAACAACAAGCAAGTCCAGCAGGAAGGTTATTATTAACTTTCCAAAACACAGCAATGCAACAGTCTCGTATTGTTAAAAAATCTTTTTTAGATCTTAAAAATAGACGTGGAGATGATAAAACAAATGTAGCTAAAATTATTTATTATTTAGGTATTCAGAATTTAATGTTTTCTGTATTACAACAAGGTTTATTTGCAATAGCTTTTTCTGGTGATCATGGAGGAGATGATAGTGATGAATTTGACAAAGATAAAAAGAAAAAATTAAAAGAAAAAGATAATAAAATAGCATCTGTAGGTAATGATATTTTGGATACCATTTTAAGGGGTACTGGATTTGTTGGTGGAATTACGGTTACATTAAAAAATATGTTTTTAAAATACCGTGAAGAAAAAGAAAAGAATTTTAAAGCTGACTATGCAAAAGTTGTACTTGAGGGCGCAAACATATCTCCTCCAATTGGATCTAAACTTAAAAAAGTATATACAGGACTTCAACAAACAAAGTTTGAAAAAGACCTTATAAAAGAAAGAGGTTGGGGCGTTATGCAAGATGGTAGAGTTCACTTAGGTCCTATGTACAGTGTTACAGGAAAACTTGTTGAAGCAGGTACAAACTTCCCAATGGATCGTCTTGTAAACAAGGTTGAAAATGTATCACAAGCAATGAATTCACAAAATCAAGCATGGCAAAGAGTAATGATTGGAATGGGATGGTCTCCATATAGTGTTGGCATTGAAGATACAAAAGGAGATCAAGAAATAAGAGCTAAAGCTAAAGAAGTAAGGAAAGAAGAGGGTAAAATTAAAACTAAGGAAACAAGAGAACGCATTAGGGATTCTATCAAAGCTTTGCCTATGGAAGAACGAATGAGAATAAGAAGGGAAAAAGCTATGGAAAGAAGAAACAAACGTAAAAGAAAAATGGGTTGATAATAGAATAGGCACCATACCTAATAATCCATGAAAGAGAAAGGGGATACACTTAATTGTGATCCCCTTTTCTTATTTAATTAAATTTCTAATTTTGGCTCTTCAGCCGGCGGTTTTGCTTTTTCAGTTAATGATTTAATTGCTTCATCATAACCAGGCAATAGTTTTACAGTTTCAAATGTACCTGCAGCAAGTGTTCTTAAATGTTGTTGATCATCCATAATTTGTTGCAGGACTCTAACAACAGCATCTAATTTGTTTTTCATTTCAATTAAAGTTTGTTCTTTCATTTTATTTAATTTAAGTTATTTCACATCCTCCCGGTCCACACGCAACTGACTCCCCAAAGTTTGTATTATCCTGGATCTCAATTACTTTTGATAGATCAACATCTTTTAATGTCGCCATCATTTGCTCGTATACCTCTTTGGTACAATCTTCAAACGGTGTTTGCTTGTATGTACCACCGTGATATGGTAAAACAGATAATCCATTATAATAATCTTTGTTTGCCCACATCCACTCGCCAATAATCTTCCATTCATCATCTCTTACCGAAACTGTACATGAAACATTATGTGTATTGTTACCTTTTGAATGACCTTGCTTAACCCAATCCTTAGAAATCAATTTAACTCTTTCTAATAGATCTAATGTTGACTCATATCTTGTTATAGCACCATCTGGAGCTTTCTGAGGCACAGAAATGACTGACTGTAATGTTGGATTAAAATATTCATCTTCAATCAATTCTGGATGATTTATTGCAAGATAAGAATATATTGCTTCATTCTTGCCTAATCGCATTCTTCTAATATAGTAATCATTGTGCCAAGCATGTATCCCAGAAGAAGTACCCAACACCAAGCTCGTAGTTCCTGCGGGTTTGACCGCTGTAGTACGAGCAGCAGGGTTAATATGTAATAAGTATGCGATTTCGTTATTAGTATCTTTAACAATTTTTGCAGCTTTTTCATAATCTAATTTTAAGTTTGACTCTGATGCAATACCTGTCATTGAAACGCCAAGCAATGCATCTTTTTCTGTATTCTTTCTCCATATATCTCGCAGATAATGAAAGTCTGAATACGATGCTTGCAACGTTCCCAAGAATGATGCTGCTGATGCTCTTGCATTAAAATCGTCTTGGCTTTCAATATTAGCCATATTAATTTCTGTTAAGTTGCAGAATTGGTAAGGACGTAAAGCAATCTCACAACAAGGATTAGTACCCCAATCTTTATCATTAGTAAGGTAAATTCCTGGCTCGCCTGATCCAGAAGCTTCAATACGTTCCCAAACTTTGTCAAATGTTTTCTTATCAATTTTATGTCTTAAAAGTACTACTGAATTATTGGCTCTACCTCTTTGTGGATTTTCTTCCCACCAGTTTCCAGCTTTGCAATTTAACATAGCGGTAGAATCTAAATCAAACAAACTGATCATTGCAGCACGCCTAATACCTCCAGCTAAAACCGCATCGGCAATATGACACATAATATCATGACACTCAATGTCTGTTAATTTGGATCGATCCTCTTTTGTTCTAAGAATAGCTTCAATTTTTACTAATGCAATTCTTAATGGCTCTGGTCCTGGAGCTTTACCACCAGCAGTTACAAGCAATGCACCCTTCTGTCTTATGTCAGATAAATCAAACTCAATATGAGAAGTCATTGCTCCGGTGTAGGACTTGAAGAGGGTTTTGATGGCGTCTGCCCATCCGATAATACTGTCTTGTACAACATACCTTTTCTTACGATCATAATTAGGTTTTCTAATCTCAGGTAATTTGTCAATTTGATGTTGTTGGACCGAATAGCCAACTCCAGTACCTCCAAGAAGTAAAAACATAGTTTCAGAAAAACTATGAATACTATCAATAGGTAAAAAAGCGCAGTTATAAATGCGAGCGTTATTAAGCTCAATAGCTTTCCCGCCAAATTGTAAGCTTCGCATCGAAGGAAGAACTTTTTTATTAAATACAAAATTTTCATATATTGCTTCAATTGATTCTTTCATTGTAGGAAACTTGGCAACGTGCATCTCCATATTCCTTGTTACTAATTCATGCCAGGTCTCACGTCTTTCCTTGTTTGGCAAATATTTAGCATATTTAGTGTACACTGTTATGTCACTTAAAATCTGCTTATCTAAAGTTAAACTCATATTTGGTTTTTAATTATTATTTATCTATTTCTAATGCAATATCTACAAATGGCAAATACAATACATGCGTATTAAAATCCACTTCTTCATAAGTTCTAAATCCAAATAATATACCTGGATAAAGACCTATTGATATACTCCAATATCTATCATTATCATATTCTGGTTCTGGTACTTCCGCTAACTTTGGTTTCTTTTTTGTCATTTGTTTTTGTTTTTAAAATTAATTCAACAGTAATATCACAGTCACGTTGACTTTGTGGTTTATATAGTGTCCTATTGTCACACATTAAAGTCATTAAGTATTTGAACATTTTCCAACGTAATGGGAAAGCGTCATTAGCTCTACCTTTAGTTTCAATTATAAATCCATCACCAACAAAATCTGGAGTGTACTTTAAATTCAAAACTTTTTTATTACCTCTGTTTATAAAATCACCTTTACTATTAGCCTGTCTTTCTATACAATTATTTTTGAATGTAAACGATGGTAGTAATTCAAATGTGTGCTTTTCATATTCAACAGGTATTCCGGCATCTTTTAATGCTTTGTACATGTATTTCTCTAATCCAGATTTAAAGGTGATACCATCATATGATACCACCTTAGAAGTTACTGGTCCTTTTTTTCTGCTAATTTTCCTCATTTGGAAATATATGACTAGCTGCAGTTGACGATATAGTTCTACTATATTTTGGTTCGTCTATCGTAAAAGTAAAATGATCACCACGACCAAGCTTCTGCGCCGAAGATTTTTTCTGTTTCAGTTTCTTTTCTTTTTTTTTAGGTATAAATATAAAATCATCTATAACATCAATATCATTTAATTCTTGAAGCAATGCTTTTTCTTCTCGTAGATCAGATATTTCTTCTTTTAAACGTTGAAGATATAATGTAGCATCCATTAATTCTTCTTGTAAATGATTAAGCCAAACAAAAACATCTGATCTATCATCTCGCATAGTCTTTCCGTATTTAGCAAAGCCAACATCAGAACGATCTACAAATTTATTTACTACTGATTGTACAACTGGATCTCTAAATTCAATTTCTTGTTTTCTCATATTATAGTGTTTGTTTTACAAATGTTCCGTTAATCATTGATCCTTGCCTTGATTTAATTACATCATAAGCGGATTTAACACAATCCTCAATCTTTAATCCTTCTAAAGCAGCTAAATTAGTCAATACAACTACTGCATCACCAATTGCATCAATTAATTCTTCTTGATTATTTTTTAATATTGCTCTAGCAAGTTCGCCAGTTTCTTCTTGAAGTTTTATAAATTGAGTTTTAGCATCACCATTTCTATATATACCACGTTCATCTGCCCATTGTCTAATAAGATCATATACGTTAGGAACTTCTTCAGGCATTTCTTGTTGTTTAGAAACTGATTTGTCATATTGTTTAGCAAATTCATCTAATGCTTTATTATAAACATATGATCTTGCCGGATTAAACATTGAAGTATTAGCGTTCTTAGTTATCCAATCTATTAAAGATAAACTTACAGTATATTCACCTAAGTTTGTTTTAAATTTCATTCCTTTGTTATCTATTAAATTACCTTTAAGTTTATTAATAGGACAAGGAAATGTTGTAGTTTGTTCTGTTACGTTTAATTGCATTTGATTTGATTTTTTTTGAGTTAAATTCTTATATGATTGTCGATCTACTTTATAGCCGTAGATAGATTGAAGTTCTAGTTCCCGCTCTGACACATAATCAATGTCATCACTAGTTTCTAGAACTTCATATTCATCTTCTTTGTAACCTTGTTGGCTTGTAACCCTATTATTAAGATTACGTGTAACTCCAATCTTTTTACCAAAAATGTGATAGATATAATACATAATTTAGATTAAATGGCCACTTTTGCTGAAATTACTGGACCGTGTTTATAATTTATTAAGGTTAAAGCCTCGTTTTTGTAAAAATACTGCGGAGACTGAAAAGTTTCCTGATCAAGATACTTGTGTATAGCATCGTGTTGATTGTTGTAAACGTGAGCGTCAACAATTTGTATGTCAATAAAATTAGCGTTTAATTCAACTTTATTAGCAACATACAAAAGCATTTTTGAAAACAATGCTACATCATATGGAATACCTAAAAATAAATCACCAGATCTTTGTACAACAAACATATTAAGATCTAATCCATCCACAAAGAATTGGAAATAAAGATAACAAGGAGGCAAAGCCATTTGATTTGTTTGAGCTGGATTCCATAAACTTATAATGTGCCTACGACTGTCTGGATCATCAATTAAATTCTTGATAAGCATTTGCATCTGATCTATATTTTGATCGTTAAAATTGCGCATTTGATGCCCATATACAGGGCCAAGATCGCCGTTCTCATCTGCCCAAGCATCCCAGATTTTTACATTAGCCTCTCTGAATCTTTGGATATTAGTTTCGCCATTCATAAACCATTCAAATTCTGTATCAAAAGTTTTTTGAAACATTTTTCTACCAGTTAATAGTGGGAATCCTTCTTTAAGATCAATCCGTAAGCTAGCATTAAATATAGAATTACATCCAACTCCAGTACGATCATTACGATTAGTGCCGTTAGCAAGACATTTATACAGTAATTCCTTGTATTGTGATTCATACTTTGTCATATTAAAATAATTGTATTGTATTTGATTGTTGTTTTTCTTTTACTATTTTCTTTTTATCTTCTAACATTGGTTGGCTCTTTATATTTGTATTGTATTTGTTATAGTAATAAACATAAAATAGATACACTTGTTTCCATATATCAACTTTCTTATAAGTTTTAGGACTTTTATTTTCTTTACCATTCATTACAATACATACATACCATTCTAAAGTATTAAATGCTTTTGGTGATATGCATATTCCATTATTAATACACCATCTTCTTGCATCATTCTCATTTTGACTTGGTGCATAAAAACCCATATCAACTTGGCTTTTACTTTTAGTTCCACTGCCCATTATAAACCTTTTTCTTGTTTATACTTTTCTAAAATCTCTTTAGTATAATTCTCTTCATAAAAAGCTTCTTCTGTATAATGACAAATAAACCATTCTGCAAATGCAATAGCAAAATATTCCATTTCCGTTTTTTGCCACTCAGCTCCTTCATTAAAACCTTTCATATATGATTTATCTAAATCATTAATACTATGTCCCACGTGTTGCTCCTCAACCGTATATTGTTCTTTTTGCCATTTAGCACCTTGCTCAAACGAGCAAAAATCGAATAAAATATAATCTAATGAATCAAATATTCTATCAAATGCTTCTTCAAGTGTTTCTTTTTTATCAAAATCAATAAATTCATAAGCATTACTTCTATTAGCCAATATTTCTTCTTTTGGTATTATTTTTACTTCGTGTTTCATAATCATTTATTATATTATTATTATTCCCAGGGCATGCGATCTTCATTAATATTAATTGGTTCATGAGGTATAAAACAACCAGAAGCTGGATCCCATTTGAAATGACATTCAGCACCATTCTCTCCAAGGTTTTGAAACTTACATTTAAGCACTTTAACCTTAACAGTTTTATCTTCGTAGTTCCTATGTACTAATAAACCATGATATGAAGCATCATACCATTCACCACCACCTTTAATGTTATACATTGTAGGCTCTTCAATATTACCCTTAGCATCTTTATACATTTTTGTAGGGTGAGCAACAACCATTACTAATACATCGTACTTCTTAGCAAATATTTCAATCTTACTTAAGTATTCTAATGTATAAACATTAACATCACCAGAAGCATCATTGTCTCTTACTTTATTAAATGGATCAATAACCAAACATTTAATACCTTTACGCTTAACTAACTCAGCACCTTTCCTAAGGACTGAATCTAATGTATAACGTTCCATGTCAATAAAGAAATAATTATCATTAACATGATCAGCTACTTGGTTCCATTTGTCCGTTTTAATATCAGCAACAGTAGGCATACCTTGCCATGTTTTACGCATTAACTTATGAGCATGCAAATATGTTGGGGTATTTTCAGGTGATGCATATGCAGTCTTCCAACCATACTTTTCATTATAACCAACAATCATTTGATCTACAAAATCAGATTTACCACTACTAGGTATACCAGTAACCGTAATAAACTGACCAGTATAAGTGCTAAAAATACTGTCAAAGTTATCGAGTCCAACCTGGAAACCCGGTTTAAAGCCGTTTTTAACAAAATCAGTAACCTCATCTTCAATATCTTTAAAAGTTGTAACATTTTCTAATGGAACAGGTTTAGCTCTTGAAATTCTTTGAGATAAAGCTTCTGCCCCGTATTTTAATAAATATTCATTTGCATCTTTACAATCTTCAAACGATGCTAAGTAACAGGTTTCAGATCCTAACCTTCTTACTAACTCAGTCTGTAAAGCTTGCCCGGCAGAGTCGGAATCAACAGCAATAATGATTCTATCTTTATCATCAAAATAGTCAATACAGTTATCAAGATATTCCAAGTTATTTGTACCCAATGTAGCACCGTTAGGCACAGATATTGCATTAGTAATTCCAGCCTCATGTAATGCAAGTACATCCATTTCACCCTCCACAATAACACAATACTCGAAACCAACAATACTATTAATATTATAAAATACTTTTTCAGCACCTTTATAAAGTTTGAAATTTTTACGGCCATCTCTGTATTTTACATTTATAAGTTGATCACCAACATAATAGTTAAAGTTGATTACATTTTCTGTTTTACCTGTTTGAGGCATGAACTCTTGTCCTTCAGTTACATTAAGTTCGTTTAATGTTTGTTCTGAAATACCGCGAGTTGCAAACCAGTCAACAACTTTTGAACTCGGAGGAGTATGTATAGCAACGTCAGGTCTAACGTATACTTTTTCACTTTTACCTTTACGTTGGTATGTATGCAATTGAAAAGTCTTATTACAATTATGACAAGTACCTATACCGCGTTCCCAATCATAAGAAGCACATTTTGCTTTTTCATTTTGAGGTTTTCTATCTGGCGAGCATAAGGGACAAACGCCTTGAGACTTACCTTCTTCAAGCTTATATTGATTGAATTGGTCAATCAAAAAACCATTTATCTCTGTTGTTTGCATTTATTAAATTTAATTTGTTACATATATATTATCAATAAACAATCGTATTTAGATTGTAAGAGCTCACTGCTATAGATAATTAAACCCCAACTTGTGGGGCTTAACTATTCTATAAATTTACAATATTAAAATGGTAGATCGTCTTCTACTACTGCGGCCACTCTTTGTTGCGGGGCAGACTGCCCATCAGTTCTGGGCGCTGCAGCAACATTACTGCCATTCGTCCATACCACTTTAACATTTCCAAGATATGTTTTAGCTGCTTTAGATTCACGTTCTTCTTTTGATTGTTCTACTTGTATTGGTCCTTGATTCCCAAATTGATCTACCTCGTCATTCAATGTAATTGTAATGGGAAGGTACTTTCCTTTAGCCCCATCAATTATTTTGTGTTTTGGAATTGCATTAAGATTAATGCTCGCTTTAATTATACTAGCCATTTTTTTATAGTTTTAATTGATTATTATTAGTTAAATAGTTTACTGCTTTTAATACTCCTTCAAGATTATCACCTAAAAATCCAATACCCGAATTACAAGACATACATAGTATCCCTCTTATCTTATTTGTTTCATGGCAATGATCAATATATGTTGATCTCTTATCAAGTATTTCTTTACCACAACAATGACAATTATTACTGTCCATTAATGACTGTGCTTGATCTAATGTTATTTTATAATTTCTTGCTCTGGAGTATAAACACTCGCAAGTTTTACATCTTGATTTTAATCCACCTGTGTCCGTTCTTGTATAGAATTGAGTTAGAGGCAATAAATGATAGCAATAAGTACATCGTTTCATTGTTATAAAGTTCTTGTTAATAAAAATTGTTGAGGGTCAAAGTCCTCAGTCTTGTAAAATAATTCGTATGCTTCGGCAGCTCTTTTAACTTTGTCTTCACCTGATTGTAAGAACTTGTCTGAGCAATCAAATATACCAATTTGATTTGTGCCTTTATCTATTGCAATGAAAATAAGATCATATCCGAATAGATTTTTATAAATATATGCTTGACTATCATAATTATATTTTCGTGCTGAATAT